TAAATGATACTTGCAATATCAGTAGCTTCTCCGTTGTACATCACGGCAAACGTCAGGTCTTCCGGTTTCTGCACTTCGTATATCATGCTTATACCTCCTTACAGCGATTCTAAATATTTATGAAATAGTGGATTGAATTCCCGTTTCCACCATTTGTAGCAGCCTATACGCATATAATGCATCTGTTGTTCTATAGTTAGTTGTTTTACTTTTTTCAGCTTACACCTTTTAAAAATAAGGTTCTGGCTCGAACTGTACGATGCGATCATAATTCCGGCACCTGGATTTTTTCTTTCAGCACGTCCTGTATATCGTCTTTGTGACATTCCCATATTCCGTCGGGAAACGCATAATACAGGCCCCGGATATTATCGTTGTTGTGATACATCTTTTTCTTAAAGTCGTTGATGAAATCGTCGTAGTAACATTTTATTTCTATTTCATACAGATACGGACTTTGAGTCCGGAAGTAAAGTAAATCGGCCTCATATCCGTATACTGTATGATTGGATGGAATCATCAAGACGTTCGGTATTGTCACAACTCCCAGTCCCAGCCGTTCAGCTATTAAGCACTGGACCTCTTTCTCCGTCATGGCATTTCCTTCAGTCTTTCATCAATCTTTTCTTTCAGCCGGACCCAGCACTCGTCTATGCTTTCTGGCATCTGGAGCCATTTTTCTTCGTCTATGTCCCGGCTCATAATGGCCAAATATTTCTTGTCCATCAGTGGTATCTTCCACTCTAGGTATTCAATTGTCAGGCCCACGATATAACTCTGTCGGCCCAGTGCATACCGCAACGCCGATACCATCATTTGTTGGAAATCATCGTCTATTGGTACTTGATACATTCGTTATCACCTCGTTTCATGTAATACTATTCTTCGTAAAACAAAATCCGCACACGGCTGCGCCATTCCGTTTCCTATCGCTTTGTACCTGGCTGTGTCACTGCATGTTTTATCATCAATCAGCGTCCAGTTGTCGGGAAGGCCCTGCAGCCGTTCACATTCAAGTGGCGTTAATCTTCTGATTGTTAGCTCTGTCGGCATAATTGCAGGTACATTACCATTCATACTGGCCCGTAGTGTGCTTGTTTTATCTTCTGTAATATCCATCCGTATCCCCCCCCTGATCATTTAGTACCATCATTTTGTTTCTCCTCTACTATCAGTTTATTTTCCGATATCATCTGATTTCGTACCCCTTTGTAATCGGTAGCTTGTAGCGTCCCTACCTTTGTTGTATAGCACAAGGTTCTCACTGCCCCCCCATTTATTCCGCCGCTTGAACGTAAACAGGCGCCTTTATCATCGTTGTCAACCGATTCATAAGTAAGTCTTGAATACGTATCGAACAGCACTTGATCATTTGCTGTTCCTAAACACTGACCTTTATCACTGATTAACGCCCCTTTACCGCTACCTGGCTTCCCTGTTCTGATTCTCATGGTGAGAGGAACTCCATTTCCGCCAGTTCCCATGCGTGTTTGCAAGGTCGGTGATATATTTTCGCATGAGCGTATTACGTCGCACGGATGTGACATGTCATATAATGTCATTCCGTCTGAGCCTGTGCTTCTAGTGCCCGTCTTAGTATGTCCGGTAATTTCTTTCCCCTCTTCATTGCCCTGTTCAGTATTCCGATGCAGGCTTTCCGGCTTAAATAATATTTCCTCAGTACCCCCCCCACCTGTATAATCTGCGACAAGGAAGATTCTACGGCGTCTTTGGGGGACTCCCCAATACTGGGCGTCCAGTGTCCTCCAGATGACTGTACAAATTCTGCTTCTAACCATTCCTGCTCCTGACCATTTGTTGTGTCGAGGAACTGGAATACTGGTTTCTGTGAACGCTTCAAGCACGGCTTTAAAATCCATCCCTTTATTGCTTGAGTATGCCCCTGTGACATTTTCCCACACGACATATCTGGGCCGTTTCCCATTAGTCGCTTCTCGCATGTCTTGAATAATGTTGATTGCTCGTACAAATAACCCGCTCCTTTCTCCTGCCAGTCCGGCCCGTTTTCCTGCTATGGATAAATCCTGACAAGGGCTTCCCATAGTGATAATATCTACCGGATCTATTTTTTTGCCGTCTATTTTTGTTATGTCTCCCAGCTGTTTAGTATCAGGAAAACGTATTTTTGTTAATGCAAGCGGAAATTTTTCTATCTCACTGCTCCATATCGGGATAATACCTGCCCTAACGGCTGCTATCTGCCATCCTCCCAGCCCGTCAAACAGGCTTCCCAACGTTAACGCCATCTATGTTGTCGCCTCCCCTACCTGGAATTCTTCGATATCCGTTATCATATACGCCTTTGGTTTGTATTCAGGATGTTTGTCTTCCCATTTTCTGTATGCTTCTGTAAGCATATATTCAAGCTCGTCGAAATCATCGTCGGCTACTTTATCAAGACATTCAAACGGCCAGCTCACATCTTCTTCTGCCGCCGCATCAGCTCCATCAAACTGTACTTGATTAATAACCGATTCTGCATCGACGGTCGGCATATATACGTTAATCTGTCCGATATATACCCGGTCTGACTCTTCTATCTCCGCATCTTCCATTGCCGCTTTTAGCGCATCTTCTTTTGATACATATTGAAACGGCATAAAGCTCGATTCATCATTTAAAGAGTATGTCCACCACGGTGTCTTTTCCCACATGCTACTCACCTCGCTTTTTTGCAGATTGTATTTCCAACTCTGAGCATTCCATGACTGTCTTTATCGCGTCAGCTACAAGCACACATACCATTTCGTCAACGTGTTTATCTCCGCTCCAACGGTTCCAGTCCTTTTTATACCTGTATAAGCCCTCGTCGATCATTTCTTCAATTGAATTGGTATCTGATACGTCCTCCAAATACACTTCGTTTTTATCGTCGAACTCTTCCCGTATGCGTTCATTTACAATTTGTCTGCCTGATACGTCAAAATTCAGTTCACGTATTAAATTAATAAAAGATAGTTTGTCC